CTGAATTGTGTGTATGAATTAAAACACCATAGTGATAAAGCATGGTATAGACATAGAGATAAACCCATAGTGGAGATACTTGATACTACTGAACCACCCACCGATACAATAAATCCCATTGAGGAACCCGCCCTTGAGTATATTCCATTCGAACAATTCCAAAAATCTTTGGAAAATTAAAGAAAAAGCTTGACTTATATATAGTTTTTTTCGTAAATTACCATAGGAGAATGCCCTTGAATACCCCCCTTTGCTGTTGAGACTCAGTATCAATAAGGGTGTTGTTAATGAGACTGAGACTCAATAAGCCCCATAATCATACTATACCACTTAGGATTCACTACTCAAGATGGGGGGCTGGGGCAACTCGAAGGTGAAAACCGTGGGCGGTGAGCTAAAAAATATTTTGCGTCAAATCATTAACCTGCCTGGTATACACACCACTGCAACACTCCTTCTATAATATCAATACACGAACCAGGCACACTCCATACGGAATACCCACAGCACCCCCCACGTAGCACTAAACCGTGAATCATAAAAATGTATGACAATATGTCACAGCCCTGGTTCATGCGCTCATCACGACAAAAATAACCTATATAGCCACTTAATAACATCTTATGACGTGTCACAAAGCTCGGATTCCACCATAGTTACACTTTATTATTCCACTATCTATATAGTTATTCATAATACTTAAATCAAAGGAGCTTAAATGATTATCTATATATTATCTATCTTTACTTTATATTGCTGGATTAAGGGTATTCTCGGTATTATCTCTAATGAGTAAAAAAACTTTGTATTTAACATTATTTAATTTATATTTATTATCGTTATAACACATCACTATTACATCATAAGGCCAGATTATATGAATTCATTCTTATTAAACACACTTTATTGGATGATATCGTTATTCGTTATTTACCAATTCAACGTCTCACTACATAAAGATTATCACAACCACCACGATACTAAATGAAGATATTAGGAATTAGTGCACTCAATCATGATGCCAGTATCACGTTACTCGACCATAGTAATGATGAGATATTATTCAGTGCTCACTCAGAACGTTACTCTAATATTAAGAACGATCCTTTATTAAACCATAAGATGTTCGTGGATTGTTCTCAGTATGGTGATATTGATAAAGTAGTATTTTTCGAAAGACCTTATTTAAAGAAATCACGACAACTATACGCTGGTCAATATAAAGAGATATTCAGTACTTTACCCAAAACCCATATTAAACAATTTCAATGGAACGTAAAAGATATCCATTACGTACAACACCACACATCTCATGCTTGTGCTTCTTATTTTACCTCTCCGTATGACGAGAGTGCTATAGTCGTGATAGATGCTATTGGTGAATGGGAGACGTGTACGATATGGTATGTGAAGGGAAATTCTTTTGAGAAACGTTATAGTGTAAAGTATCCAAACTCTTTAGGATTGTGGTATAGTGCTATGACTCAAAGGTTGGGGCTAAAGCCCCAAGAGGATGAATACATCTTAATGGGTATGGCTGGTTGGGGCACCATAGATAAAGAATTAAAACAGAACATCTATAATGACTTCTTTAAACGACCAGATAATCCACTACCCATTAAACTAAGTGGTAATTTACATCGTGGTTGTTTAGATTGGAATCCTGATTATTATAAAGATGACGGCTCTGATGAGTGGAAGTTTAATATAGCGGCTAACGTACAATCTATATGTGAGGATGAGATTAAAAAGGTATTTGATTTAGCTCAACATTTAGTACCCGAAACAAAGAATATGTGTTATGGTGGTGGTGTTGCTTTGAATTGTGTGGCCAATAGTATTATAGCCCGTGACTACTATCCCTCATTATGGATTATACCGAATCCCGGCGATGCTGGTTCATCACTTGGATGTGCAGCGTATTTACACGGTAGACACGTGAATTGGAAAGATACGTTTTTAGGTTATAATATAAAAGGTAAGTATCCTGTTACTCAGGTGAGTAAAGAACTACTCAATGGAAATATCGTTGGTGTAGCAAGTGGTAGAGCTGAATATGGGCCAAGAGCCTTAGGTAATCGTAGTTTACTGGCAGATCCTCGTGGTGATGATATAAAAGATAAGGTAAATAAAATAAAGAAACGACAAGAGTTTAGACCATTTGCTCCAGCAGTACTTGAGGAACATGCACACGAGATATTCGATATGCCCGTCAAGAAGTCTCAGTATATGCAGTTCGTTGCCAAGTGTAAGTATCCAGAGAAGTATCCAGCTATATGTCACGTAGATGGAACATCAAGAGTACAAACAGTAAGTAAAGACGATAACCCTAATTTCTATAACTTGATAAATAAATTTTATAAACAAACAGGTTGTCCTATGGTACTGAATACGAGTCTGAATATCAAAGGTCAACCCATAGTAAACAACTATCTTGATGGTATAGAATTTAGTAAAAAATATAACGTAAAGGTTTATTCATGAAAATAGGAATAGTAGGACAAGGTTATGTGGGAACTGCAATCAAGGTTGGGTTTGAACCATATTATGAATTAGAAACTTATGATAAATATGATGAGTCTAAAACTACGTGTGATTTAAAACAATTAGTTTGGGGATGTGAAGTGATATTTGTATGTGTTCCAACACCAATGAATGAAGATGGTAGTTGTCATACAGATATAGTTGAGAGTGTTATAAAAGAAATAAATACATATGCAAATGGTTTACAGATAGTAGTTATCAAATCTACAGTTCCACCAGGAACTACAGATATGTTAGATAAAAAGTATGATGGTGTAAATGTTATATTTAATCCAGAGTTTCTTACCGAGGCTAACTTTGTAGAGGATTTTAAAAATCAAGATAGAATCATATTAGGTGGTGTTCGTAAAGGAACTAATAAATTAAGACAGATTTATAGTAAGGTATTTCCAACAGCACATATTATTAAGACGGGTTCGAAAACGGCAGAGATGGTGAAGTATATGACTAATAGTTATTTGGCTACAAAGGTATCTTTTGCAAATGAGATATATCAAATATGTCAGAAGATAGATATTGATTATGATAAGGTTGTAGAGTACGCTACACTTGATGAGAGATTAGGTAAAACACATTTAAGTGTACCAGGTCCTGATGGTGATTTAGGATTTGGTGGACATTGTTTACCAAAAGATTTAAATGCATTAATTACATTCGCACAAAATCTCGATTTAGACCCAATTGTATTAGAGACAATCAATTGGGTAAATGACAAATATAGAAAGAATAGGGATTGGGAAAAAATGAAAGGAAGAGCAGTAGTTTAGTTTGTTTAGTGTATATTTATTATTGAGTGTTATGTTAGTCTCATTGATTAATGTAATGTATGAGCGAAGAAATATTAGAAGTGTTATTGGCAATATTAGTAGTGTTATATTGGAGATGGCTATTAAGATATGTCCGCAAACATTAGACAGATATCATGAAGAAAACATACAAAGAACAGAAACAATTATTAAAAGAAATTTTACAACAAGTTAACACAAAAGAACTTATAGATAAAGAATATGTACGTAACGAAAGGGAACATCTTTTGAAGAAAGAAGTAGAACGTATATTTGACGCGTTTAGATTATTAGTATCGATATTACTATTACCATTATTAACAATATTGTCTGTCGTCCCACTAACAACATTGTTAGTTTTATTATGTTTATTTATTATGAAAGAAATGTTATTAGGTATGTTTAGATTAACTACACTACCATTTAAAAAGTTATAAAGGAGAAAAGGTTATTATGGTAAGAACAAAAAGAAAACCTATAAAGGTAAGAACAAAAAGAAAACCACGTCAAGTCAAAGAAGTTAGTTTCTTTGAACGTGTGGTAAAGGGTGGAAGAAAAATCTTCTCACCAGCACCAAAGTCTTAAGCAGCGACTATGTTGATGGCCCGTTCGTCTAGTGGTTAGGACTCAGGATTTTCATTCCTGCAACAGGAGTTCGATTCTCCTACGGGCTACAAAAAAAGTGCTTGACACATATGTATAAAATGTAGTATATTCTGTTTAAAGACTTGTGTCGTGGTTGACACGAAGTATGGGGCTGTAGTTCAGTTGGGAGAACGCCTCCCTTGCACGGAGGAGGTCGCTGGTTCGAGTCCAGTCAGCTCCACAAACGCCAGAGTAGCTCAGTTGGTAGAGCAAGTGATTTGTAATCACTAGGTCGTAGGTTCGAATCCTATCTCTGGCTCAAGAATTTGATAAGGAAATTCAAATGGTCAATTCAAATAGTTTTTGGTATTGGGATAGTGTAATACCAAAAGAAGAGTGTGATAAAATAATTAATTTATATCCTGATAAATGGGTAGATGCTAAAGTACATACTGACCGAATAGAAAGGTCAAGAGATTTTGATAGAGATATTGGACACGATATAAATACTCGTAATAGTCAAGTTATATTTTTTAGTGATAAGTGGGTATTTGAATTAGCTTATAGTTTTATTAAATCTGCCAATGAACAGGCTGGTTGGGAGTATGATATAGAATCAATGGAGAATCTACAATTAACCAGATATGAAACTGAGGGATTCTATGGATGGCATTCAGACGGCCCAAGTGACAACTTTGGTAAGTATGATAGACCTAAAGATGATTTATTGAATGGATTGATTAGAAAATTAAGTATAACGATTTTATTAAATGATGATTATGAGGGTGGTGAGTTTCAATTTAAATTTGCAAATGAAAAGATGAAAGGTTTAGATAAGGTAGGTCATGGATTAAAAACAAATACATTAACACCACCAATGAAAGGTACAGGTTCAGTTATTGTTTTTCCATCTTATCAATTACATAGAGTAAAACCCGTAACAAAGGGTATGAGATATTCATTAGTAGGTTGGGCGTGTGGCCCACCATTTAAATAGAGGGAAGTATGATTGAATATATTTTATTAGGTATATTATCACCTATATTTCTAAACTTGATGCACTTAGTTCTTGGTATCTTTGTGGTAACACAACGTGGTAGTGTTATGAGTTTAGGATTTACTGGTATTAGTTTCATAACTAAAACATTCGGTATGATGTTTTTAACTTGGTTGGGTGTAGGTTATTTAGGTTTGGATATGAAAGTATTCATACCTTTACTTGTATTCTTTTGGTTCTTTACCCATGTGGTAGAGGCATTTGTAATACAACACTATATACAATTAAACGTACCCAAAGCATTACAAGATTTAAATGATAGATGCCGTTAAGTAGATATACTAAAAGACATAAACGAACCTTTGGTAAAAAGAAAGAGAAGTGGGATGGTAACTTTAGATTACCACCTAAACCAGATAGTTATTATACGGAAGTAAAAGGACAATGTAGGTGGTGTGGTAACATGATTGTAAAGGAAGATGGTACTATTAATGAAAGAAAGAGTTGGCATAAAGATTGTGCTACAGAGTATATGTTAATTTATCATTCACGTGAACAGAGAGCTCACGTTAGAAAAAGAGATAAGAATGTTTGTAATCATTGTGGTAAAGTTTCTCGTAAATGGGATGTTGACCACATAAGACCTTTAGTGGAACAGAAGCATGTAAAGGAAGAAGATTTAGATTGGAGTTATTAAAGTTTAGATAAATTACAGACATTATGTAAAAAGTGTCATAGAATAAAAACTAATTCAGAAGTCCATCTAAAGGGAAAGAAAAAACCCTTAAAATATAAAACACATAAGTTTATAGGAGAAGAAAAAAAATGAGAGATAGATTACTTAAAGCTATAACTGAGTATCTCAAGGGTGGGATAGCTAAACATAAGGCCAACGTTGAAGTGTATCTGAACCAAACAGTTGGTATTGGTGAACACTCAGATATAGTATCTACTATTGAAAATGAACTTGAGTTATTATCAGGTTATGAAGATAAGTTAGAAGTATTGAATAAACATTTTCAACTAACAGACCAGTTAGGAACTAAGGAGTTATTAAATGAAAGAACTAAAAGCAAATAGAGTACCACCTGGTGATAGGTGGGCAATGGTAGATGGTGATGACCAGATATATGCATCACTTACTGAATTACTAAATGCAATCTTTATGGAAACTCAGATGACTGATTTTTATGTTGATGCACAAAAGGGTGAAGTTCATGTAGAGGATGGTAAAGAAAAACCACCTACTATTC